GCGAAATCAGTTACAGCCTTCGCTGAATCACCGAACACCACATTCACCTTTGACTGAGACTCAGCCAAAGAAGAAGCAGCATCAATCAACTGCTTGCCGACAACCCCAGCAACCACAGCACCAGCAGCAGCAATCTTGGCAAAGCCAATCGCCATCTTTGTTGCAGCAGCGTCAACAGTCTTGGGGCCGAACGCAGCCTTATCGCCAGCCTTCTCCAGCGACTTGAAATCCTTGATCGCCTTAGTAATGCCTTTAGAGTTGAACTCGCTGATGATATTTACGCCGACAGCCATTGTTCACCCTTACCCGTTTATGTTTCTCTCAATGATCTTGCTAGTGCGATCCAGCGACTCTTCAATCGCAGGAAGCAGAGTTGGCAAGTGTTTCTTGGTAGCAGGATACATCACACGAGAGCGTGTCCTTCCCACCTGACTCTTTGTGCGGAGATGCTTGTCGAGGTTCTGGATGAACCTTCCGCCCATGCTCTCTCTGTCGGCCTTAGTGACAGATCCAGCAGAGTCATAAATCTGCGCTGAAGGACTCTTCTGCTGAAGGCGAAGAATCCCATACTCGTTAGTTCCACGAGGCTTACGGGTCGACACCGTTGGCTTCACATTCGTATGAGCCTGAACAGCGTTGTATGAAGGAAACCTGTTCCTATTCCTCGCCCCAGAACCACCCCAGTTGAGCAGCGGTTCCTCTGGGAACTCGCTACCAACAGCACGAGCCAAAGGGCCAGCAGAGGTGCGCAGATCACGGGTAAGGGCACTGTAGATCTCCTTCTCCATGCCACGAAGTTCCTTGATCGCCTCAGCGATCCCGTACACTTCAATCCCTATTCTGTCGCCAGCCATGAGGCAAAGAATACTATCCCTTACGCATAGTCCTACGGGAAGCCTCGTCACGGCTCTTCAGATAACGCAACATCACATCAATCATCTGATTGTCCTCCTCATACAGCGAGGAAGGCGGAATATGGAACTCGTGCGCCAGATGCGCTATGACCCAGTGGGCGGAGTCGCTTCCAAGTTTGGGGTATCACGCTCCAGCAACTGCTCAGGAGTTTTCTCCACTGGAGCATCCTCACGAATCTCAACCGTCTCCACAGTGTTGATCCAATCAGGATCAAACTTCATCGCAGTTTTGCGGGTGCGAGTAAGCGAATGCCAGCACAGCCAAGCCAAATCAGTGATGCGCAGATCCTGCTCCAACTTGGCGACACTGCGTGACCATGTGCGCTCAAACGCCACAAAGTCAGCGAACACAGCATCTGCTGGCTGTTCCGTTCCGTCAATGAATACAACTTTCAACGCAATCTTCATTGCGATCTCCTTCTGCTAGTTGTGGTTGTAGATCAGGCAGTTGCCTTAGCGAGGGTTCCACCAGTGAAGGTGAGCGAGGTCATCGCCAACTCGCCAACCGCAGCAGCCACAGGGGTGTGCGAGGCGAGGAAGGTTCCCGTCAGCGTGTAGGAGGGGTTCGTCGCACTGACCGCAGACGAAGTCGGCTTAATGACCACAGTGGTCTGAGTGCCGACGAGCGGATAGACAGTCGCCTCGACATTCGTGGCAGCGAAATCCTGCATGAGATCGATGGTGCAGGACACATTCTGGAGGCCACCAGTGAAGTTGTGACCGCCATCGCCAAAGGCCGTGACCTCAACGGAGTCGACCTCGTAATTCAACTCGACCGAGTTGGCACGACCCGACAGATCCACGCTGTTGATCGTGATGCTTGCATTGGTGAGAACGACCTTAGCCATGATTACTTTTCCTGTTCTTCCGTGATTTCTTTCTTGGAAACTTTGCCACCGACTTCAGCAAGATGACCTGCCTCAATCAACGCCTCAACATTACACCCCTCCAATGCCTTACTGTCCACACTCTCACCCTGCTTCGCAAGAGTGAAGTTGTCGCTGAGAACCTTGTATGTCGCCATGTTGAATCCTTTACGCATGAACAATCACTGAGAGTTGGATTTGCAGGAATTGCGCATCCGCCTCAGCGAGGCTTGTTATGTCTGCTGCAGATGGTACTACTAAAGTCTGCGCTACACCACCCAGCGTCAGATCTCCTTCCAGTGCTGCACGAACACTGGTCGCACCAGAGTAAGACAGATATCCGTCGAGCAGGGCGTGTGCAGTTCGATCCAGATATCTTCCGACGACCACATACACAGTCCAGTCCATAACCACATCGCCACCCTGATAAGCCCCGTGGTAGCGCACAGTATTCAGCACGGGATACGCCATAGGTGGGTTGGTCTGCTCAGGCTGATAGGTGTAGGTGCGCAGACCAGAGATGGTCGCCAGCCGTGCAGCCAGCCCTGTAGCGACCTGCGAAACAGTCGCTGGCATCAGATAACCCCGAAGATCACAAACTGGTTCAGAAGGTCACGCACATCGGGATCCACGGCCCGAACGGTGATCGCCATATCAGCGAACCCGACCACGCCGAGGGCTGCGTTCAGACGGGCGAACTGGCGCATGGCGAGAAGCACACACGCCTGATTCACATCGGATGGCACAGCGTTCCAGCCCCATTGGGCCGTGACCTGAACCGTGGGGAATGAAGGCGTGACCTCTAGGGGGAAGGTCTGTCCACCGACCATACGGGCGTGGGTGTACGGGTAGCCACGGAGCGCAGCGTCAGTTGGCTCCAGAATGTAATCAACGCCCTGCGTCAGCGTCGTGGCGTAGGTTCCGTCAGCGTTTGTGTCGATCTTGATCGTGATGCTGGTGTTGGAAACATCACGGGGGAATGCCACCAGATATTCGTTGATCGGATAGATGTTCACCGCTGTGGCAGAGGTCTTGTAGAACCAGCGACCGCAGTAACCGTCAATGCGTCGAGAGGCCGACTCAATAGCCCTCTCTAGAAGGCTGTCATCTACCGAATCGGTGAGCCTAAGCGCAGCCTTTACCTCAGCAAGAGTCGCATACCCATTCGTAATAGCCATCTCAGATCTTTCGCTTTCGCACAGCCTTCTTCACAACAGCAGTCTCCGTAGGCTCAACAGTTGCAGTCTCACGGAAATCATGCTCATAGCCCAGTTCCGATAAAGCCTCATCTACTGCAGCGACACGCTCACGCTTGCCACGGCGCAGATATCCCTCACGCTCAATCAGCAGAGCCTCAATCATCTTGTTCATCGGACACTCTCCATAAATGCAAATGGTGCTGGTAGTACGAGACTACCAGCACCACTGCAATTGTTTTCTGAATCAGGTTCAGAAGGTCGGAGTGACCAGACCCGTTCCGTTGATTTGCGCCCAAGCGTTCGGGTAGCGGTTCGCAGTGAAGGCTGCGTAGCCGTACACGATCATCTGAACATCAAGTTCAGATCCCTTTGGCTGCTCAAAGCGGAGCATCATCGGCTCACCAGAACCCTGCTCCCAAAGGTGCAGTTCCTGTGCGTTGCCGATGTAGATGGTGTCCTGATTGGAACCAGCACCCTGCGTGATGGAGACGGTGGCATCCGTGACAACAGGGAGTCCAGCAATGCTGTAACCCGAATTGCCGTACTGCACCGAACCCTGACCCAGCGCAACTGGATTGATTGCCGACGGAGCAGGAACAGCCAACGGGCGGTTCGTGCTGTCAAGAGCAGCCAAGATCCAAGCCAAACGGCGTGGGTGCATGATGATCACATTCGGGCCAGCAAAGAAGTTCGTCTGAACCTTCTGGACAGCATCCAGCAGTTTCGGATACAACTCAGCAACCGTTGGTGAAGCATCGGTGTAGGTGACGGACTGACCAGCCGAGGCAAGCAGTTCCGCAACCACAGCGGTGTTCAGCGAGGTGTGGTAAGCCGACACGAGATCAGCCATAACCAGCGCATCCACGCCAGTGCCACGCTCCAGAGCCTGACGGCTCACATTCTGCTGACCAGCGTAGGTGTTCACCGAAATGTCCAACTTGGTGTCATCCATGTTGGTTTCGGAAACCGCTGCGCCTTCCGTCTGGGCTGCGACCGATGAACCAGTCGTAACCTTGCTGATGCTCAGGGTGAGACCAGCAGCAGGGAGTTGGTGCTTGCGAGCAATGTCAGCCGTCGGGCGACCTGCACGAGCATACGGAGCAGCCAGATCGGTGAGGTACTGCGGAACGATGAGTCCAGCAAAGTTTGCGCTGGTCACATCACGACGCTCAACCTTTTCCTCGTTCATGTGACGAGCGAGACGCTCACGAGCAGCGAAATCTCCGCTGATCTGTGCTGCATACGCATCGGCAACAAACGAGAACTCGCTGTTCGGCGAGTAGGTGCGAGCCTCAGCCTTGACGACTGCAGGTGCGCTGACCTGATCAAACTTCTTCTCCTTGCGGAGTTCCGCAGCCTCAGCCGAACGCTTTTCCAGTTCGGAGTGAGTTGCGATCTGCTCGTCGAGCGAACGAACCTCATCGAGCGATGCAGCGATGACCGCATCCTCTTCCTGAGTGAGTTCACGAGCCTCTGCCTGAGCAGCCTCGACAATGGCTTCTGCCTTTGCCAAAGCAGCGTCACGCTTTTCGATGAGTGACTTGCTGAACATGATGACCTCCAATGGTCGTCAAGAGATGGATATTTCTGTGTCCTTCAGTGTTAGGAGGTCAGTGATCCTGCAGGGATCGGCTGTCTAACGGCTGCGAAGTTTCTGCAAAGCAATCTGCGACTTACGCAGACTCAATGTAGAAACCGCATCTACCGTAACAGGCTCCTGCTTCTTGCGCAACTCTGCAATCGTCTGCTCGTAGGCAGGGAAGGTTACGACGCTCACATCGAACAGTTGAACCTCTCTTAGTTCACGAACAGTGCGATCCGAGTTCCATGAATCCTTGATGGTGCGGAAAGCGAAAGACATCTGCGACAGATCGCCACGCTTCATGGCAGAAATAATCCGTGCAGCATCAGGGTTCATCGGATCCAGTTCAGCCTCGACACGCAGGCCACGCTCATCTTCTTCCAAAGCGAGAGTGCCACTCTTGGATCGGGCAAGGGGAACACCCTCATGGTCAATGAGCAAGCGAACATCTGCGCCATCGTTGAGCGTCTTGGAGAAAGCACCACGCTTCACATACTCGGTGAAGCCCATGTATTCGGATGGCGAATCCCATACCGCTGCATAACCGACGATGGTTCGACCTTCGTTCTCTGAGCGAACCTCAAGGTTGGAATAGGCGATGCTGCGCTTCTCATCAACAGGAGTTGTAATCCACTGCACCGTGTCGCTCATAATCACCTCACAATAGTGGCAGACTAGATATCTTTCTACCGTGCCAACACTCTAGTTGGCAGAATATTTGGGATGCTCAGGGTGCAGCAGATCGTTGTCGCTCACATAGTTTGAGTTCTCTGGTTTCCCGTTCTTGGCCAGATACAGAAATGCATTGACTCGTGCCATAGCCCACTGCGCTCGTGTCATGTTCGGGCGATGCGAGGTGGAGAAAGCACCAGCCCCACGGCGATAAACAGATCGCAATGCCCCTACCCGTACCCGTGTCCACACTGGTTTCCCGTCATCTGCCATAGCCAGATTATGTTCCTCGGCCTTATTACGAAGAGCAGACTCGGTGGCATCACTCAGCGATATGTCGCCCTCTTTCCCCTCTGCGGATCCAGCAGGGTTCTTTTCGCTACCGACGATCTGATCTTTCAATGGTGCTGGCGCATCTGCTCGCTTCTCATCCAACTGATTCACGATGCGTTCCGCATACGCTTGCGCACGACGAGCAGAAGCCTTGCTGCTTCCGCCACCCCACAACAGCATTGCCACCAATCCTGCGGTGATCTCGTCACCCTGTACCGCATCCAAATCACCGATGTGGCGAGCGATCCACGGGCCGATCTTCCTCCATTTGCCCTCCGAGACCTGACCTGCAGCCATCTTCCGTGCATCCTCAACGGTCTGTGGCATCAACCCGTCACCAGACTCGCCCTGCTCATGCAAAGCCAACCCACGCTTCGCTGACGCTCGCATGAACGACGGAGCCGACATATCGACCTGACGCATTTCCACACGCTGCGATGCCTCGGCAGGTTCGGTCTGAATAAGATCCTCACGGATCACCCACAGTTTGCAGAGAGCCGTAGGTGCAATATCGCCCTCAACGATCTCACACTTTCGACCGCCTTCATAGAACACGCAGTTGGCGCAGTTCATCCCTTCATCTAGAAATGGGTTCTCGGTCATGTAGTGCGCACCATTTGCACCAGCACCCTGATCCCACATACCGAACTCTTCAGCGATCTGCTCCAGAGTCTCGTACATAACAAACTGGCGAGGGTTCAGACCCATCTCTTGCATCTCTGCCAGACCCTCAATCATCTCCTCGGTCTCTTCGACCTCTTCTTCATCTTCCATCTCAGGCATCTCTGGAAGTTGACGAGTGCCACCCACCTCACCAAGAGGCTCCATTTCCTCGGAGAGCGACTGAGCAACCATACGGTCGATGGCTTCCTGCTTGGTGATGTAGCAGGCCAGCGTCGTGTACGAACCGTTAGGTTCCTGCTTTACCGCAGCCCAATTCGGGCAATCGCTCTGATTCTGGGAAATTCCATAAGGCATAATTAATCCGTATTCGGTGTGAGAACATTGATCACATTAGTGCTGGATGCCACCACGCCATACAAGGTCTCTTTAAGTGGTACGAATATCTGCTGCGACTCACCGTTGCCAATATGGAAGCCAGTCGATGTTGTTACGCTGCTGTCACCAACATAAATCTTGGCTCCACCACCATTGTGAATGTAGATCCAACGATTTTGATCATCTGAGGCCACAATCAATGTGGGAGTAGTAGCGACTGTGACTGCCACTGCTTTCATATCAACTCCAATATCTCTAGGTCATCTAGTTCAGCGATCCAGTCAAGTCTACTCACAGCGAACG